TCTGCCTCCGCTGCCGTCCTGCTCTCATTGATGAACATTCCCTTGACTGCCTCTTTTATCATTTCGCAATGTGTCTTTTCCTCCTCCGTCTGTGGAGGTGTGCTTGCAATCAAACGGTCATAGGCGTTGTCAATCGCTCCTGCAATCAATTCTCTCCAACCTTTGCCCTTTTCCCCGATTAACTGGTTTTCAATGTCCTCGAATCGGTTTCCGTGTCCTGCTGCCACGATGCGGATGTCCTTTTTGCCCTTTGCTGCAATCAGAATCAAATCGTCATCGTATGCCTCCATGTAATAATCAAATTTCGCATCGAAATTCTCTCTCGGATTGATGATGATTTCCGGCTGACTGCTGCCCTCCGTCTTGATGCTCACTCCGATGTATTTCGCATCCTTGATTTTCGCATTGATAAATTCTGCCTTTAATGTACTTTTGTTCATGCTGCTCCTCCATTCACTAATCTGTTGAGTAACTGTTCATACATGGTCTTGTATGTGTCTCTTTCTGTCTGCAATCTGATTGTCTCCTCTGATGATGCCGTGATTTCCGGCTTTTCATTTTCCTTTTCTTTCAACGCCTCCTGCATCGCTTGAATCTTCTTGCGATAAAGGTCAATTTCCTCCTGCTGTTCTTTGATTGTCTCGTTGTATTTCTTCGAGGTTTTCATGTTGCCGTCAAGCTGCAAGGAAATCATGAGAGCGATGTCGATGTTCTCCATCTCTTTGTCTG